GGTGGTGCTATCTATGAAAACTCAGATGACATAACATCTGACTATACAATAACATCAGGTAAGAATGGATTTTCAGTTGGACCAATGACTATAGCAAGTGGTGTAACAGTAACAGTTCCTAGTGGACAAAGGTGGGTGATACTATGACATGTAAGATTAATGCCGATACAACTAATGGATTAAAATTAGAATCTGACACTTCAGGTGCTTTAGATATTCAATCAGCAGGTGTAACTAAAGTGTCTTTTGATGCGAGTGGTAACATGACTACATCAGGCACAATACCATCATCAGCATTATCAGGAAATTTACCAGCTTTAAATGGTTCAGCATTAACAAATTTAACATCAGGTAATTTAACAGGAGCATTACCTGCTATTGATGGTTCTGCACTAACAGGAATTAGTGCTGGAGATATTGTAGCATCAAGTGTTAGTGCATCTAATAACTCAAATGGGTACGTAAAGTTTAGTAATAATCTTGTTATTCAGTGGTTAAGAAAATCAATAACAGGAACACAAACAATAACCTATCCATTAGCTATGAATCATTATTATGGTGCTTATGTTGCAGGGGTATCTACTGGAAATGGGCATGTTAGAGTACACAGTATAAGCACAAGCAGTATTACAGTAAGCAATGCCGAACAAAACATAGTTGGTTGGGTGTTAGTAACAGGGAGAAAAACATAATGATTGCAAAATTAGATTCCAATGGATTGTTGTTAGGTTGGTACGAAGATACAGATAGTGTAGATGAACCAAAAGTAACAGTAACACAAGAAATATATCAACAAGCATTAGAAATAAATGCAAACAAATATGTAGATGGAAATCTTGTATTTGAAGATTTAAGAACAGACGAGCAAAAAGCATTTGATATACGAGACCAAAGAAATTGGTTGTTAAAAGAATCTGATTGGACACAAGGTGCTGACGTTCCACAAGCTACAAAAGATACATGGGCTACATACAGACAATCATTAAGAGATGTACCACAACAAGAAAGTTTTCCAACATCTGTTACATTTCCAACTAAACCAAGCTAGTGGAAATATATAGCATAGATAAAAGTTTTGTTAACGAAGCTAATAAAATAGCAGAAAACATCGCTTATGTAAGATGTCCAAAAACAACATGGTGGAATGATTCAAACAAAACAAATGACCCAAACATTGTAGATGAGGGGCAATTTGTTCATGAGTTATTGACTGAGGGTAAGGTTGTCTCACCATTTTTTGAGTTTTATAAAAAAGTATTTGATGGTTTAGATTTAAAAATTCATATATTAGCTAGAATGAAAATTAATCTTTGTTTTCCAATAATAAATAATCATGCAGATAGTTATCAAATACCTCACTATGATGTATTACCAGATGATGTAAAAAACCATGAATATACATTTAAATCTTTTTTTGTATATCTAAATAACTCTGATGGAGATACAGTATTTTTTAAAGATAATGTTGTTGATAAAAGAGTAAAGTTTGAAACAGGAAAAGGAATACTTTTTAATTCTGATTTATTACATGCAGGACAAAACCCTATGAAACATAATTCAAGATTAGTATTAACTACAGTTTTTGCAGAGAAGAAATGAGCAAAAGTAACAACATTGGAGAATAATTAATGGCACTCACTTTACATGGTACAGTATCAGATAACACCGATTTACAAATAGCTAGTAATAATAATACTCCATTTTTTTCGGTAAGAGTTGGTACAAATCAAGCAGTAGGAGATGCTGTAGTAACTAAAATTGCATTTAATACTGTTGATGTAGAACAGGGAGTTACTTTTGATACTACAAATTACAGATTTACAGTACCATCAGGTGGTGCAGGTTATTATCAATTTAATGCTTTTGCTCATGGTCGAACAACAAATAATTCTGATTTATCACAAATTTATATCAGACCATATCTTAATGGCTCTGCCTCTACTCCTTTTGCAAATTTCATTCTTAATACAAATTATAGTAGGTCAGCTACTCCTCATATATCAAGAATTTATAATTTATCTGAAGGAGACTATTTAGAAATATATGGATTTATAGATTCTGTTAGTTCAGATAGGCAATTTATTGCAGGACAATGTGGTTGGTCAATGCACAAACTCATTACATAGGAAATAATATGCAATTAATAGAAAAGATATTAGAATTAAGACCAAACTTAACCAAAGAAGATTTTGGTATTGATGGAACAATTGTTTTAAGAAATGATTTAGATGGTCGTGGTGATTATATAGCTGAATGGAATCACCCAACAGAATCAAGACCTACAGATGAGGAATTAGCATAATGGCAAGTATAAAATTAACTGGTGATACGAGTGGTGAAATAACAATCTCAGCACCTGCTGTAGCTGGAACTAATACTCTTACTTTACCTGCAACTACAGGAACTACTGTCGTTCTTAGTGATTGGACTATTACTGAATCAGGTGGTGTTCTTTATTTTGCAACAGGTGGCACAAACAAAATGAAATTAGATGCTTCAGGCAATCTAACATGTGTTGGTGATGTAACTGCATTTGGTACAGTCTAGTGGCTATAGTATCATCAGGAGCAGTCAGTCTTAGTGATATAGCTACAGAATTTGGTGGCTCTGCACCTCATTCAATGTCTGAATATTATTCAGGTGGCAGTAATGTTCCAGCAGGAGTACAAAATGCTAGTAATGTTACTATTCCTACATCAGGTCAGATTTCATTAGCATCAAGTTTTTATGGTTCTGTTGCAGAGGTTGTATTACTAGAAACCACAATAACAGCAGGTACTAGAACAAGAGATGCCAAATTGGGTATTATTGAAGATGGGTTTAGTGATGGCACAGGTACAGGTGGTGTTTCTTATGGAAGTATAGCAAACAATTCTATATCAAGTGCAAGTAGAACTGTAAAAGGTTGTTTCCAAATTGGCACAGGTTTAACTTTTACTATTAGTAGTTATTCATATACAGGTTGGACAAAACTTGTTTTAACGAGGGGTAGCACTGTAGGCATTTTTACAAGAGCAGATCCTCGTAACACACATACAAATGAACATAGTGGTCAAAATGTTTATTCAGGTGCTGTAAGAGATGCAGATGATAATGCTGTAGATGTATTTACGAATGGGCAAACAACTAACTTTAAATTAATACAATGAGTTATACATTTACAGAAGTAGACACGTTCCCAATAGATGAAACATTTAATTCTATATATCAAGATAGTGTCGAAGATATAAATAGTGGAACTATAGTATTCACCGATGAAGCAGATGATGAAAAGAAACAACATATTATTTCATTATTAAATGGACAAAATTATAGCAGTATGAAAAATATAATTATTGCTAAAGATGGAACACCATGTATGTATATTCATGGAAAATTTCAAGATAATACCTATACATGGGTAGTTGCTTTAGTAGGTAAAATTAATAACAGCAAAGCATGGACATGGACATCTGAGTTTCATGAAGCAAACAAAACATGGATTCAATCATTAGGTGGTACTAAGTTTGCACTAGAGTGTGTTGTAGGTTCTAGGATTGATACCTACTTTACACAAGCTACCGCAGATGGAGTTTGTCTAGGAACATTGACTGAAACACAAACAGAAGCATTAGATGATAGAACTAAAGTTATGACATGGGAATACTAATGTGGCACTCAGTCTTTTATACACATTTTATTTTGGATTAGCTTTATATTCTTTTGTAGCATTATCTTGGCTACAACTATTATATACCTACATACTGTTTTACTTTTTATTAGAATTTACAATGAGTTTGTTTATTCATAGATGGGCTACACACAATCTATGGAATCCACCTGTATGGTTTCAAAACATAATGAGTGTAGTATCTATGACTGCATTGATAGGAACACCGATATCCTATAGTGCATGGCACAGAAACCATCACAGATATGCAGATACTGTAGCTGACCCACACAGTCCAAAGCATAGCTCATGGTTATATATTATATTTAGAACACACGAACAAGATTACGACTTATCCTTATGTGGCGACAGGCTAAGGAATAAATGGCAATTATTTTTAACTAAGAATGAAACAAGTTTGGTATACATGTTTAATGCTATTCTTTTCTTAGTCCTGCCGTTAGATTTATTTTTGATGTGGGCAACAGCAGTAGCTATGACAACCTTTTGGGTCATGACAGTTACAGGCATTATGTGTCATTTAGGCAAAGTTAGAGATGTACCTTATATGTATCCTGTTGCATTCTCAGAATCATTCCATGTACAACATCACATAAAGCCACAGCTCAAACATTGTAAGTTTGATCCATTTGTATGGTTAGTCCAGAGGTTTGGTTGGGCATGAAACACGCAATCAAAGTACAGCTATTGGCTCTAATGAATATAGTAATCACTATTTGGGCATGTTTTACTTATCCTGAATATATAATATATGGGATAATGGGGTGGGGATTTGTAAATATATTCTCAACTAATATAGCTATACATAGATTCATGAGCCATAGAGCATTTAAAACTACACCTATCAAAGCTAAGATTCTAAAATATCTTACCATTATATCAGCATTTGGTAGTCCACTATCATGGACAGCACAACATAGATATCATCATAGATACTCAGGACATCCTGTTGATGACAACCAATCTCCTGCTAGAATAGGCTATTTAAGAGCATGGCTTACCCTATATGATCCAATAACTGTACCTAAAGTAATGGTAAAAGACATACTCAAAGACAAAGATTATATGTTTATTACTAGGAATTACTGGCTTTTATTGTTTACATATGTGCTTATTTTATACACAATAGAGCCTATGCTAGGACTATTTTTATTCTCATTTCCATGTGCCTGTATTTATATAGTGGCTGGAGCTTTTGGTGTTATACCTCATAGTAAATATTTTGGATATAAAGTAGTAGAATCTAAACCTCATTGTACAGCAGTTAATAGCCCACTAACATCATTGATTAGCTGGGGTGAAGGGTGGCATAACTATCACCATACAATATCGAAAGATTACAGACACGGACATAAATGGTGGGAAATAGACCCACCTGCATGGTTTATAGAAAAATTGTTTTTAAACAGGTAGAATACGCATATGACAGTTAAAGTTACAAATAACGGATTTAGCACATTATCAGCAGGCATTACAGATTCTGCTACAACTATTACTCTAGCTTCAGGTGAAGGATCTAGGTTTCCTACTTTAAGTACTGATGATTATTTCTATGGAACTCTTGTAGATACTTCAAACAATCTTGAGATTGTTAAAGTAACAGCTAGGTCAACCGACTCTTTGACTGTAGTCAGAGCACAAGACAATACTTCAGCTAGAGCATTTAGTACTGGAGACAGATTTGAATTAAGACCTGTAGCTAAACTTTTTGAAGACATACAAGCAAAGGTTGGCAAACATTCTATATGGATTCCAGCATCAGCAATGTACCCTAACACAACTAATGGTTGTGCTCCATTAGCACAAGTAGAATTATCTAATGGACCTGAATTAAAAGTTTTAGATTTTGATGCAAGTGCTGATGAAAACGCACAATTTACAGTAGCATTTCCTAAACTATGGGATGAGGGAACAGTTACTTTTCAAGCATTTTTTACAGTAACAGGCACAGATACTGGAACAGTAGCATGGGGTTTATCAGCAGTAGCTATTGCA